TACGAACACGCCAAATACGTTAGCATTACTTGGTAATCCAAAGTCAGATAAAGATCCTAATAATGACTGTCTATTTGTCACTAGCAGAGTAACAGATGTTGATATTGATGCAAATTTCAAACCACTTAACTTGCCATTTACATCACTTAATCCCCCAGTGATAGTACCGTCACCAATAGTCGAAATATCGGTAGTTCCGATAAGGCCTATAAGTGATTTAAGGTTTTTTACAGCCAGTTTAATTTTTCCCAAAATAGATGATAACTTTTCTCCTGTCGTTAATTCATCTAAAGTTGTTGCTTCTTCAAACGCCGCAGTCAAATTACTACCATCACCAGTTTTGGTCAAATAGTTTGTCAAATCTGTTTTTGGAATTTCATCTATTTTTTTATCAACATCGGTTTTGTCATAGTAATTTGTCAAATTAGAAACTGATTTTGTAATGTATCCTACATCATTTTCTAATTCGCTGACTTTTGTAGGTATACCGCCTGTTTGCTGTTTTGCCTGCTCCATATAATACTTTGCGTTATCTGTATCTTCTCCTTCTCTTGTTCCGGTTCCACCTACGGCATAAGATTCAGCCAATACAGATTTTGCATTTGCGGATTGCGCATAAGCAGATGCATTTGCGGATTCTACTCTAATATCTGCTAAATAATTAGGCTGAAGCATATCATCTGTTACTGATCCTGTTTTTATCGAAAAAGAATAAGTCTTATTCTTTCCAGTACCAGTCACGGAGACAGTTATGGTTGCAGAATCTTCAAATGTCAACACCGGAATCATAGAACCAATATCAGCTGTAAACTGTGTTCCATCTTCTGTAGTCATGGTAATGATTCCGTCATCAGACATGGAAAATTCGACAGGTATTTTTTCAATATTAAGGTCAAAAATTACTTTTTCACCATTGTACTTTGTAATAGTAATAACACCGGTTGTTTCATCCATAGTCCAATCAGCAATATTTCCGTTTATTGCAGACTTGTCTACTTTTAAGGCATCCTGTGATATGATACGGTTGTCCAACGCATCAATAGCAGAATCCATTTTATTAAGATTTATTTCATCAATGTCTGTGTTTTCACTGGGGTAATTTTCCCAGTTAATTCTGGTATAAACCTTATTCAACGCCATCTGCAGATACCTCGCTTTCCTCTTTCATAATCTGCATATCTGATAACTGTTTAGTCTCCGAATACACTTCATACAGTACAAGCCTTTTCACCTCGATAGGCAACGGTGTTTGATTTAATACTGTCACAAGGTTGCTTTTTAATTTCTTAATCTCAAAGTTTGCTGCCATATCAATTCTCCCTTACATAGATTTCTTTTCCTTGCTCTTCTGCATATGCATACAGATTTTTGCACAGTTCAGATACCTCATATCCGCTCTGTGCAACCACTGTATCCGACATGTCAATAAGTTGCTTCATAAACTCTTCAAAACCATCTCCATCTTCCGTGCTAAAAAATGTGGCATTGATTTCCGTAAACGTGGAAATTCCAATGGTAAAAGCTATATATTGCTGAATTTCTTGCCTTTCTTCCATTACTTCTTTCATTGTTTTTCCAATAATCGTTTGAAGAATAAATATTTTTTTTACCATAATAAATCTCCTACGTCATAAGTGTGACAATTCCAGATGTTGCAGTGAGCAAACCTCCAAGTGATGAAACTCCTGTAATAAAATTAACATTATGTCCAGGATAATCAGCAACATTGGCTGTTTGTGTTACCAAAGATACATCTGATACGGTTCCATTTATATAATTTTTTGTGACACTTAATGTGGCACTTGTCAGTACTGTCTTACTGCCTAATATTTGAGAAGTTGTTGATATGTTTTTTACATATTGTGAATCATATGTTGCTCCATTTCCTACCACTAAAATTCCGCTTACACTTACCATTGAAGCATCAATAGTAAGATATTGTCCCAATCCTTTTATAGATCCTGTGCTTTGCAATAGTTCGTTATAAAATTTAATTTCACCTGATGATACTTCTGTGTAACTTCCGTCTTCCCCTATAGACTTAAAACTACCAGTCATTACTGCGTTTTTAGCTGTTATAGTTCCATCTGCTGATATGCTACAGTTATCTGCTTCCAATACAAAACGGTTTCCAGAAATACTTACCTGTCCACTTTCAACACTTAACTGAGAACTGACATCACCTTTTGATACTTTTAATTTGATTTGGTCTGCCTGCAAAGATATTGCCGCTGCCAATTCTACTTCTGTATCTGTTGCCCTTTTCGCTTCTGCTTCAATTTTTCCTGCATTTTGCGTAATTTTCGTATCCAATCCGCTCTCTACATCCTTGATCTCAGACCGGGTCTCTTCTACATTCCGTTCTAGTTCATTAGTCTTTCCACGGAGTTGAATTATACTTTTGTTAATTCCATTTACCTGTTCACTGTACTTTGGAGATTTTCCGCTTGCTGATATGGTGTCTGTCGGTTGTTGGATTCCTTTGTATGTTCTGCTCAACACATAGCTTTCTATGATTTCTTTAGCCGTATATACATTGACTGCTTCTCCAAGGCTCAAACAAGGATTTCCTATTTTTTCACAGTTATAAGGTCTATATTTTACAACTTTAATAACCTCATACAGATTTCTTGCAACCGTTTCTAGGGCATCTGCGGTCATTCCATAAACAAGGAAATTATCTTGCAAAATATAACTGTTGTCGTTCTCGGTAATCTCTGTATCCGGGTAAACTGCACCAATATCATTTTCTGATTGTCTTATCTGCACTTTTGTAACTTTTTGGCAAACAAAATCTTCATATTTAACTGATTTGTATTTTCCACCAGTAACCTTTTCTTTTTCAGAACCTTTTCTAGGGTATAATCCTTTCTGTGGATATAATCCTTTCTGTGGATATAAACCTGATATTATTTCTTTAAGGAAAACATATTCAAATTTTCCATCATGGTTAATGTGGCCAAAGCATCCATTTATTGAGCAGATTGCTTCCATGACCGTCTGGCCAGAAAGTTCGCTTGGTTTTATTGTTTCTGCCACTTCCATGCTGTCATTAGGTAATGTGGTTGCTACTTGTTCAACACCAAAATATGAAAAAAAACTGTCTCTGAACTGCTTTAAGGTCAGAGGAAATTTCAACCCGTTATACCAGGAAGATACTTCTGATTCTCCAATATCGTATATAACGTCATATGCCGTCACATTTCTGTAACGCTTATCATCTGTTGGTTTATCGGAAATGACACGGTATTTTCCGAAAACAAACGGTGTGTCAGTATGTCCATTAATCACAGCAGAAACATTTATCTGTTTCCCAATCATGCTTGTGAACACGTTGGAAATTTTGAATTTTAACTGTGATGCATTGCACTGTCCAAAGGTAAGGTAATCATCATCACATAGTATTTCTTTTAATTCAAACTGTTCAAAATGGATTTCGCTGTTGGTGATTTTTACAGACTTGTCCTCTGTTTCAATCGTGATTTCCTTTTTGGATGCGCTTTTATCAAACAAATCCGCATAGGTATAGTTACTCATTCGCTACACCTCCGACAAATGAAAATTCTATCTGATTGTATTTAATCTCTCCGTCATAAGTTCCGTAGATTGTAGGCTTTATATCAGCCATATATCCATATTGTGTGACATATTGACCTAAAAATGGAATGTATGCCGTGATATTACATCCCTGTTCCGTTGCATCAATAAAGTTGCTTCGTATCCCGGACAGTAACTCTTGCAAATCGTCATCCGTCAGCATCGCAGGTGTGGAAAAATCAACACTTAATGCTTTTAGCTCCACAGCATTTCTATGTACGTATCCATTTGCATCAGTCCACGGGTCTACATCCTGCATATTTACAGCTGGCTGATAACTTTCAGCGGCTATAAATCTTGACTGGTCAATAACGTAATCTCCAATTTTTAAAAGCCATCCTTGATATGCTGACATACGCTCACCGCCTTATTGCATAAAAATAGACAGCACCCATTCAGAGTGCTGTCTGTGTTAAAATACATATACATTCTTGTGTTTTTGGTTAAATTGCTCTTGACCGTATTGTCTTGCGGCAATTCCAATTTGATCTGTTGTTATTCCAAACTCTTTTTCAAGGATTCCTTGCAGTAGCTGATTATTCTGTCTCAGAAGTGCAATTTCCTGTTGTGCCGTGGAATTGATGGCATCTTTGATTCCAGTGATTTCAACTCCACCGGCAACCGCTGTTTTTCCACCTACTGTTCCGGCAATCTCCGGTATACCGTTCTCTCCTGCCATGAACATCGTATATCGGCTTGGAACGTAACCACCTTTTTCAAATGTAGGTATTCTTCCAACACTAATGTGTTGTATATTATTCGGAACTGCGTCACCAATTTTAGGTATTAACCTTGCTGCAGACATCAAACCATTAATAAGGTCTATGGCATTGTTTATCATGGTTTCTATTCCACTTATTACAAGGTTCAAAGGAGCTATTGCAACATTAGCTGCTGTTTTAAATGCTGTTCTAAACGCCGTTGGAATGTTTTCAAGCAATTTATTCCATTTTGTTAGTCCAAACTGCTCTGAAATTTTTTTCCACCAACTTGAAAATCCTGTTTGGTTCCACCATGTTGTAAAAGAAGTCCATTTTTCAGAAAGTGATGACTCTATAGTTTGACCCATTCCTTGCCACTTTTCCTTTGTGAACCAAGGAGATACATTTTCATTAAACCAGTTTCCAACAAGTGGTGCTATATTGATAAGTGCAGATGACAGACCAAAAGTATCTGACATATCTACTTTTGTATTTTTTATTTTATCAATTAGCCAATCAATTTTATCTCCAAAATCATCAAGAGTGCTATGTTTTGGAAGCAACATTGTTCCTGTCAAGAATCTATACAAATCATTATCTGTTATATCTTTGTATAAATCATCCCACGCAGTTTTTAATGTGGTAAAATCAGTATTTTTTAATGTATCAAAAAAACCATTTTCACCAAACCACGTAAAATTGTCGTAGTACTCTGCGTCTTCTGGGAACAATGCTTTCCCTAAAGATTTTCCTACATTAAATCCAATCTCCCAAGTAACAGCAGCTATTGCAATTGTCGGAACTATTCCTATACTTGATCCTAGTACTTTGGCTGATAACTTGTCCGATATTTTTCCCCATATGATATCTCCAACACCAGTGAATTTCAAAAGTCCTATTGCTGTCAGAATCGTGGTTTCGATTGGTGCAGCATCGAAACTTCCTTTCCACAGTTCGATTGCCGCTGTAATTGCTTGTCCTATAAAGTTTCCGGCAGATGTAAATACAGCAGTCCAGTCAATACCAGCAAGAAACTGTCCTATGTTTTGACCAATCTGATACCAGTCTACAGATGCAATAGCATCGGACATCCAGTTAAATATCCCTGTGACAATACCGGATAAATCTTGTCCTGCTTCGAAGAAATCACCATTGAATAAATCTTTGAATAACTTTTTCACAGGCTCAAGAAGTTTTTCTATCTTATCAGCCCAGCCAAGAGCTGTATTCTGCATCTTGTCGAATGCTTCCTGCCATACTTTTTCGTACTCTGCAGTAGCATCCATGATTTCTTTGGTAAGGTCAATTCCTGCTCCACCAGCACCACTTCCGGAACCACTGGATTTTGGTGTGGAAATAACTTTCAATTTATCAAATGCTCTGATTCCGCTTTGAGCATTTTTTGCGCTTGTGCCAACTTTATCCAGCGCATCTGCCGTATCTTCCAAATCTTCATTGTACCCGGATACACCTTGACCGAATGACGAAAAGTCAATCTTGATTCCCAGTAAATTTGCAACACTAACAAGCAGTCTCTTAATCGCAATTACGACACCGTTAATAACAGGAAGTACTTTCTGCAATACCGGGATAAACAACTGCCCCAGTACCATTCCGGCTTCTTTTACGTTGTTGGTAAACTGACGAATCATGTTACTTGGAGAATTGATTGTATTCGCTAAATCTCCCCATGATACTTTGGACTGGTCTAAGATTGCAAGTAAACGCAACTGCTGTTTCTCTGCCTGTGACATTTCAGATACAGCTTTTTCAATGCCGTATTTGTAAGCATAAGTCTGTAAGGTGGCATTCGTGATATCAATACCATACTTATACAGTGCTCTTGACTGACCGATCAAACCGGACTGTAAGTTGGTTGCAACCGTGCTGAAATCCACGTTAAACAGAGAGGATATATCCCCGGCAAGCATTGTCATAGACTTTGAAATTGCCGTAGTGACTTCTCCGGTCTGCCCTAAAGAGTTGGTAATGGATGCCAGCTGTGAAGCATACTGCGTGATCTCTTGCAAATTCAGACCCAGGTTCTTCATTCCGCTTTCAGAAATCAATCCACCATCTACATCTACTTTCAGACCGGACATTTTACCAAGCAGTTCATTTACACGGTTTCCGAAACTCTGTGCATAATCCTCTGCGTTGTCGTAACCGAATTTTTCAAAATCCTTGCCCCATTCCTTTCCGACTTTATTGAATGCTACCGTGTAGTAGTTAAATGCTTCGATATAGTCCGTAGTTCCCTCTATGGACTTCCACAGACTTTTAATTCCACGTATCACAAGAAAATATGTTGCGTAGAATCTGCCGAAAGCCGCAGCAAGGCTGAATGTGCTCTTTGTGGCTTTTTTTGCGCTTGCCGTATAGGTGTTCAGATTACGTCCTAAAGAGTTTGCTGCTCTCCCGGATGCCGCACCAGTAGATGCCAGTCCTGCCAGTGCATTTGTCATGCGGATAATGTTCTCACTGACATTTGGAGCGGTTGAAAGAGTTGTAAATAACTGCTTCAAATTCTTTGCCAGTAAAGGAATGTTTGTGACTGCTCTGCCGGATGCCACACCACCAAGTCTTGAAATCGAAGATGCTATGCTCGCAATATCCCCTACTCCATCTACTTTAGTTCCTGCCATGTCAGCAGAAAAGGTCTTCAATGCAGATGAAATTCTGCTTAATCCGCTTGTATCTATTTTTCCCATTCTGTTAATGGAATTTGTCAATGTGGATATGTTCTTAATACCGCTCGCATTCATGGAACTGGCGGCATTTGCGATACTCTGTATGCTATTAGAAATGCTTGTCAGTTTGGATGTATCAATGGACAAGCTTTTCTGAAAATTCGTAAGACTATTTGCCAACTTATCCAGTGCGTTACTTGCGTTATTCGCATCCGCTTTTATTTTAATCTGCAAAGAATCAATATCTGCCATACCGCACCGCCTTTACCGCAATAAAAAAGGAAGTGTCTGCCACTTCCAAGAAAAAGAGCGGTAAGCTGTGACACCTACCGCTCCTAAAATTACTTTTTGAGATATGCCCTTGTAACCGCACCGACTTTTCCATCTACAGTGATTCCAACACTCTTTTGGAATGCTTTTACTGCATCAGAAGTGGTTTTTCCAAAATATCCGTCAATGTTCGTCTTACCTTTCGCATTTACAGACGGCATAAATCCTTTCCTTACAAGTTCGTACTGCGCCCACTTGACATCGTTTCCCTTCATCATTGCCAGACGCTTGTAATAAAGAAGTCTTTCCGGCTCTGTATAAGGGTTTCTATGGCTTGTAGAATCCTCATATACGGCATCTAACTCCTTGTACCATACATTCATGTCTACATTGCCTACAATGCCACCTACACGCCCTTTAGAAGTGTACTGCCAGCCTACCATGTTTGGTACTTGCGGTTGATACTTCACATCACACTTGCCGTTATTCTTGCCGTACCGTGCAATCCACATGGGATAACTCACACCGCCATAAGGCTTAATGTATGTCTTGTAAAAACTTTCCCCAGTGTACACACCGAACTGCAATCCTGCATCAGTAATAACCTTGCCGTAAGCATTGATAATGAAAATAATATTTTTGCCAAGACCTTTCATAACGGCATCTTCAACATCAAGATATACTGTCACTTTTCTGCCATTAAGAATAGTAAGCACTCTTCTTGCATCAGATCGTGATTTTGCAACCGTTGTAATATATCCGTATTCATATACTCCGTGCACATGGACATTGTGCTCTTTACAACCTTTCCAGTTCTCCTCGAACTTCTTGTCCGGGTTCAAATCCTTACGGATGACTTTCAGAATAGCAAAATCAATACCGTTCTGTTTTACCGCCCACCAGTTAATCGTCCCCTGGTATGAGGACACATCAATTCCTGTTAAACTCATGTTTGTTTCTCCTTTTTTGGGTGTGATAATTCAAAATTAGCTTGCATTGCCATAAGTCCTGCGAGGAACGCTTTTCTTTGCTTCTGAATTTCTTTTTCATTATCAGCAATGTCCGCACGTTCCATAATAGGCTTGTCAATATACTTCGATTGTGCTTTTCGACCGTTTAGGCAATGTTCTATTGCAAATATTAATGCAGATATTCCATAATCTCCCCACCGTTGCCATGAATTCCTATCTTCTTCCTCTTTTTTGAGTTTATATCCTTTGTAACACCACTCTAATTTCTTAGGATTCAGATGTTTGAACTCTTCTATCGAAATTCCCATGGAAAAAGCAAATGGAAAATATTCTTCCCATATTATTTTGTGCCAGTCGATTTCTTCTTGTGATCCTGTGGCATCTTCGTTACCTTGCTGTCCTCTTTCTCCATCTCTTCCTTGGTCTGCGTCATCATTTCCGTCAGACCCGACAGTTCGAAAAAACCGTCTTCTTTCATACAGTCTGTCAGTTCTCCATACAGTTTCACAAAAGACAGACCGTTTGCTTTCATGTATTCTTTCATTAAAGCATTGGATTCATCCGGTGTAATATCTTCATGGTTTTCGATAAGACCAGCATAAAAAGCCGTTTTGCATACATGAGGAAATTCTGCAAGCATATATCCGCTACCATCTACAATTTCTTCTGGTGTGGGATTCTGTACATTTTTTGCTTTTTTAGCTACATAGCCACCGGAAAGCATAAGAAACATCTTTTGAATCAAATCCTTGCACTCCACAGCACCGAATCCAAACTCTAAAGTATATTCAACATCATTAACTAAAATCTTCTTCATAAAAACATATCCTTTCCCCAACATTTTGTTGGAAAGGAGCCGCCCGAAGACGGCTCTCTTTTTGCTAAATTAATGTTTCATCTACCGCTTCATCAAAGTCAGCCACGGCAGTGTTATTTGTTTCTGACTGACTTGCTATTCCCCCGTTGTCAGTGCAACGGTAGCATCCAATCCCTTGTATTCCTCAATGGTAAGATTCATTTCGATCGTCAGAAGTTCGTTCTGTCCGATTTCGGGTTGTGGAATCTGCTCGGGCGGCTGTGCAACAACAAAGAAAGATTTCTCTTCTCCGGGAATGACAGTTTCAAACCACATTCTATTTCCACCAGTAAGAGCCTTATAGGCTGTGATAAGTGCAGTCCATTCAGCCACGGTCTCTGATGTAAAGTTGACTGTGACTGCAAAAGATCCACCAGTATCTGCACGACCTTTTACATATCTGGTGATTGCATCTTCTAACGCAGAAGCATCAATCTGTTCCGGTTCAATGTTAATGCCGCCAATGGCATTAATTCTTGTAAGTTGCTTAAAACTTGTAGGTTTTGTTCCGGCGGTTGTCTCTGTACCATATCCGAAAGTAATGCCTAAAGTAGAAATTCCGGCTGCTGCCATAATTTATACCTCCTTAAATTTGCATAAAAAAATAGAGCCGAATGGCTCTAATAGTTACAATTTATCATCAGCACCTACGCTTCTTCTGAACCGTGCAGTGCTTCTGTATGTGTCCTGCGAAGTATTATTGAACTCTGGCATGGAAGTTATTTGAAATCGCAGACGTTTGAAAAGTCCGGCAACCGTAGCCATGATAGCTTCGGCTTCTTCCTGACTTTTGTTGGTTATCACATCCACCTGGTATGATGCTGTGATTCCATTAACAGAACGTGCTTCAAGGTCTTGTCCTGTCTCTGTGAACGGCATAGCATGAAAGTACACCGTAGGGAATGTAGGGTCTGACAAATCCTTACTTTTGTCCGTCACATAAGCTTTAGGATGGCTCTGTGGTATCTTCATTTTTAAGTATGATGCAATCTTGACTTTGAAGTCTGATACCCATTGATATTCATTAACCGCCATTTCCAAACACCACCTTTGCTGTCTGTAATACAATTTTACGAAGTTCTATTGCAGTCAGGTACATAAAAGGTCTTGAAGGCATACCTTTTGTTATATGAAGTTTTCTGTCATCTCCGATATAACTCCAGTAGTATTCTCCGGCTTTCACATAAGTGCTTCCATGCACTTCAATGTCTTGTAATGCTTGCCGAATTGTTTTACCGGAGTTGTATTTCCATGTAACACCTTCCGGCAAAGGATATGGATATTCTTTCTTTCCACCAATGCTACCAAGAGTACCAAACTCAACGAAAAGCGCATGGTCTGTACCGGCAACCACCGACCAAACACCGCCACCCTTTACAGAGCCAACGTATTCCGCATGAATGCTTTGCAAAAGTTCTGATGTAAAGATAGCATCAAGGTCAGCAATCTGCACTCTAGCAATCTCTACGCCCTTTTCTGCCAGCGTTTCTGCCAGTAGTCTACATTTATACTCTAAACTATTTTCATAGTCTCTAAGAGCCTTTACAGCCGCTTGTATGGACTTTGGGTCAAACAGGTTAATGTTGATTGTCTTTCCCATATCACTTCACCGTCTTTTGCAACAAAAACAAATCTGCTGTCAGTCCCTCATCTGCAACGCCTTTGACAACATAGTCCGCAGTCTTGCTGTCCACAAGTCCGTCATCGTCACGACCTACTTCTGACTTCTTCCAGATAACATCCCCTGCCTTAATCGGCAAATAGCCCTTGTCGGTCACAATCTGACAATACGAACTGGAATCATCAATACCAAATTCTTTTACCAGTACTTCCGACAGCTTATTACTGATGCTGGCAGAAAAAAGGACGGGTTCAGAATATCCAGTAGTTTCTCTCAAAACCACTGGAATCCTTTCTCCGTCCATCTCGATGTACTTTATTGCTCCGTTTTCGTCCCGGTCATAAATCGTGACTTTTTCTCCCTGCCGTGAGTACTTCATTTCCTGCTTGTTAATGTCAAGCATCTTTCTTCACCTGCTTGTAAATCTGATTTACACCAGTGCTTGCCAAACCGGAAACAATTCCGACCGCAATCGCATTCAGCACATCATTTGCCGGGAAATCCGGAATAACATACATTCCTACTACTCCGAGAATGCCACCTACAATGCCAACAACAACCGGGATGTAGTTATCCTTAATAACCGGAATCAGCTTCGCTCCAATACCGGCAAGATAGCAGATAACCACGATTGCAACACAAGTTCCTACCTGTGAAAAATCCATAATTACTTACCTCCGTTCTTCAATCTTATTTCTTTTATTTCTTCATACATTTTAGTTGCCATTCCATTTCCACCAAGCGCATGATAAGCATTGTACATCTCAACAAAGTTTTCATACGCATAGCTTGGAATTTCTCCTAACTTCATGTACTTATCGTGATACTCAATAAGTTGCACACGCAAAAGAAGCATTGTTCCCTTGCTGTTCGCATCCCTATCTTTCTTTTGCTGCTTTAGGAGCCAGACGATGTAGCCTAATAAAATAGGCAGAACAATCGTATACGTCTGTAATAAAAATTCTTTCACTTCATATCTCCTAACTGTTTATTTGTTGGCACACCGCCCACCACCCTTAAAGTGTGCCGCCTGCAACCTTATTACCGGAATCCGTAACATGGTCACGCACAATCTTCTAAACCCCTCGATTTCGATGGGGTTATAAAACTTTTGCAAATGGGAAAACACCCACAAACAGTTCTTCCCGGTCTCTCCATGTTCTCGACACTCCATTCTCTGAATAGCTTGCCATGAAGTTTTCACCGGCTTGCGATCTGTCATACACGACAAGATTAACCACCACGGACTGAAATTTTTTCATATCCGCAGCAATCTTCTCTTCAGTGTAGCTTTCCGGGTACATTCTTTTTGCTCTGATGTCGGCTTCTGCTTGACTGATAAGTTGTTCCAAAAGAGGATTTTCTTCCAAATGGTCAAACACGACCTCGGAACTTTCAGAATCAATATGAAATTGTTTCAGACGGATTTTTACTTGCTTCAAAGTCGTATATTCTGCCATGTGCTACCTCTTAAAGTTCAAACTTTTCAATCAGAATCTTTTTCAGTTCCGCACCGCTGATTTCTTCCGCACCTGAGACACCGTGTTCTGCGGCTAACTTCTGCAAGTCTGCCGTAGACATACGGTTGATTTCCGTCTTAGTATATGCGGTTTCCTCCGGGATTTCTTCTTTTACTTCGGTGACGGTTTCCTCCGGGATTTCTTCTTTTACTTCGGTGACGGTTTCCTCCGGGATTTCTTCTCCCGGAAGATACCATTTGCCTTTGTATTTGACTTTGTAATCAAATTTCATCAGCATACCTCCGATTAGTAGCACTTAATTACATAGGTGCTATCCATTCTCTCGTAGGAAGGAAGTACGATTTCAGACACGGTTGTCTTAGTCTGTACAGGGTCTTCAGAAACAGAAACCGCAACAGCAACACCAGTGTTCACAATAGAAACATCTGCGGTAGGCTTGCCCATCAAAGTGCGCTCTTCAGGAGTAGTTCCGTACCAAGTATTTCCAAGTGAACCGGAAGGAATCAATGTCGCATATCCATCAGGATAAAACTTGGTTGCTACACCAGATTCGTTCTTATACTGCTTAGAGTAAACAATGATATTGATACCAAGTTCGTTAGAGAAAATTTCCTTAACTCTTGCATCAGTCATCAGAACGTTAGCTGTAACATTCTGTGCTAAGATTGCGGACTTGATCTTTGCGTTCTTCTTAAGATAGTCCATGGTCTTACGAGAGACAATCATAATGGTAGGTCTCTCGCCTGTAACAGCTTCCACAGAATCAAGAGCAACATTTACATCGTCCAGTGGATCGGAGTTTTCAGTATCGTTCCACTTGTCTGTGGTCTCGGACAATGCCGCATAGTTGTTCTGCTTGTAAGTGCCGTTAGGGTCGTAGTTGTAAGCATAAGTAACACCATCAGCCTGAATGGAAATCTTAGGAGAACCATCCTCTGTAGGTGCTAACAGCTGCATAATCATACGTTCAGGAACTACATCAGCACCTTCCACAAGAGTATTTGCATCATCAAAAATTCTGCTTAATACTTCTGCTGCGTAAGGGTCTGTGCTGTCCTTAATACGCATGATTTCCTGTTCGTCCTGTTCTTTGATAATCATAGATTCACGGAAGAATGCCATTTCTGTCTCTTGCATCTTGAATCCTTCACGGCTTCTGATAGTGGAAACTGCATCAAAATTAGATGCTTTCAGGGTAACAGGAAGTCCATTAGAAGTCTTAATCCACTTCAAATCCAGTCCCATTTTCTTCTTGGCGGGGAATAAGCCGGAACCAAGATATGCAATTTTATTACTTGCAACTTCTGTATGCACAAGTGCGATTGCTTTCGCATTGTAGGCATCTCTAATGTTCATTATTTCCTCACTTTCTACCGCTATCTTTCAGCGGTCAGCGGCTACATCTGTCTGTAGTCGGTTTCAGTTATTCAAATACAATCAGTGATAATCCTGTCTTTACACCATCGGCAATGGTAATACCTGCATTTGCGTTAGCATTTGCTTCATTTACACAGGCAAAAGCCTTAATGATAGTTCCGTTGGGGTTGCTATCGTAAACATCGTTAAGCAAAATACCTACTGCTGCATCATCGGTGCTTCCGCCATTTACTTTCTTTCCTGTCGCACTAATAGGATTACCAGCCTTGCACACACCATTAGTGAAAGCACTTGCATCCAGTTTAATAGGAACAAATAATTCACCGCCCAGCTTTCTCTTAAGAATTTCTAACTGGGTAGTTACACTTGTTTCAGAGAATTTCATTTTGTGTACCTCCTTATAAGTACTGGCTAACTACAGCTTCGGCTTCTTTGTTTGTTCCAGCTAAAGTCTTGCCAATCTTTTCAGCCGCTTTTTCGGCTTCTGTTTTTTTGTCATCTTTTCCACCGCCAGCAATTCCACCTCCAGGATTAGTAGATCCGTTTGCAATCTCCTGCTCCTTGGCTTGTGCCGCAGCAGTCTCTTTATTAGAGATAATTTTTCCGAGAACATCAAAATCAAAACTGCCGTCATCCTTTACAACCTGTGCCGCCTGTTCTGATGTGATTTTGAATTTGTCAGCCGCACTTGTACGCTGAGTTGCTAAAGTCTGTGCTTTTTCCAACTCTGCGATACGATTATTTGCTTCCTCTAACTGCTTCGCTGCCTTTTCCTGTTCGGAAAGATTTTGGTCTTTCATGGCATTAAACTCTTTTTCAATGCCCTGTAACCGTTCCAGTTCAGCATTGTTTTTGGTTGCCTTGGCATTTGCTGTCTGAACATCTTTGCCGTTTTCGGCAATAACCTTTTCAATCTGTTCATCAGTTAATCCCATTGCCGCTAAATCTTCTCTCTTCATAAATTACCTCCGTTATGTCCTACGTTTTTTTACGGTGCAACGACACCGAGTGACATTGCCGATTTGTACGCTCACGGCTTTGCGAATTTTTATAAAATAAAAACAGCCACCTATTTCTAGGCAACTGTCTTATTTTGCATTTGTTTTACAATTTCCTGTGCTTTTGCCATCTGCTCTTCCATGTTGATAATGTCAGCAGTTTTCCACAGAGCATCAAGGTAAGGCTTGGAAAGGTTGAAAGTCTTTTCGCAATCTCCCCAAAGTCCAACCGTTTTGATTGCAATAAGCGGATGAATACCACACTGCAGAAGTTGCAGTAATGTCTGCGACTTGGTATACATATTATCTTGTGGACTGTGGTTAATCTGCACATCAAAATCTCTAAGAGTGATTTTCAGATCTTCTTTCTTAATGCGAATAACATTCAGCGCAACCTTGGCCAGTCTCTTCTCTGCTGTCTTAACAACCGGATCCTTAAGCCTTGCTCTTGATTTTGAAAAATCCCATCCGTTTCTCAGCTCAACCGCACCCTGCGTATCACCGCCAGTGTTTCCTTGCTTGTTCGGTATTCCCAAAATTGAAAGTGCGCTGTCTGTTAAATCGTCCTTGGAGACCTGTGTCTGCGTTTGGTCAAGTTCCTGTGACATGACATCCACATCAGACTTATTGTCTTTATTGATGGACTTTACAACCAATGCATGGTTCATCTTCATTTTTTTGAACTCTTCTTCGTCAATCTCACAGTTTACAAATTTGTACCACGCCTGGATAAATTGCTCTATGCCGTCCATTCTGTTTGACTGCGTATTATTGATTGCATCCAACAGATCTATAACAAGTTCAATATCAGACAACCGCTCATGGTTGTTCGGAAATTCTACAATCGGAATACCACCAAATCCGTGAAGTTTCCATGTATCAGGAACAACCGCACTGTTTTTTATCTTACATTCACAGGATTCCGTGTAGCAGAGCTTGTACCACTCGCCATTTTCATCTTTTAATTCCTGTACCGCCAAAATCGGTTCTTCAGAACTGCGGTTGTAAATAACAAACGTATTCAGAGGATTAGGTGCAACCACACGGATAGGCACATCTCCATTCACAATCTGAATAGCTTTGAATGATGTTCCGGTTGCCGACTGCCACTCACCAGCTTTTATGTCTTTCTCGTGCTTATTTGCATCTGCTAAGTAATCATTCAGTTCATCTACTGCCTTATTTACAGCTTCATCATCTTTTCTGCTGACAAACTGAATAGGCTCTCCGTAAGTCTGAGCGACCTTGAATTGCACCCATTCAAAAGAATGGTTCTCTACTACTCGATTGGTGATATCCTCATTTGACAGCTTTGTTCTGTATAGTACCGGTTGATCTCCTTTGTAGTACTCCCACAAGTACTTGATAACTGGCTTATTGTAATAAAAAACACCGATGCAATCACCGATAACCTTTACAATGTTGTCTTCGGTTATCTGCTCCACATCCGTATATGCAATTTTTCTACCGTGACAACCCTTTACAAGGTCTTGAAATTTCATAGTGTTCATATTTTCACCTACATAAATGTCATTCCGCTGCTCTGATCTCTTTTTGGAAGTTTCTTGATCTCACGTTCTCCGGTCTCCGTATGGTAAACAACCATCTTATCGCAATTCCGGCACTTATATGTCTTGTCGATGTGTGATTTTGAACTGCATTCACCGACTAACCGTCCGCATCCCGGACAGTACACTCTAATTTTTTGGTTAAAAATCATAAATACCTCTTTTCTGCGCACAAAAATACCGCCCACATAACGTAGACGGTATTCCCGGCTGTTTGCCTTTTAGGAGGATTAGAAAGCATCTTAAATATTTTCGTCAGTTTAACATTACCATTTTTTATATATGACATTCAATGACATCATTCATTCAAATATCCTTCTCCGTATTTCTTTTCAAACTGTTTCAATGCAGTTCCGTGAAGTCTTACAACCTGTCTCCATGAATATTTCATTTCTGTTGCAATCACTTCAAAAGTTTTCTTTTCAATGTACCTTGCAAACAGAATATTGTATGTGTTTTCATCTTCCATGCTGTCTATCTGCTGTATGATTTTCTCTTTTTTATCGACAAGTTCGTCCACCATTCCATCTATTTTCCGTTCCATTTCATCAATTTTGGCATATTTTGTTCCTATTTTGTCAAAATTCGGTGTAGTCTGTACCCTTTCACCGCTTTGCGTAGCAGATATGCTTACCGCCATATCTTTGAGTTGTGCGATTTCCGTGAGTTTATTATTTATCATCCGATTAAGGCGGCTTATCTGCCCTAAATATTCTTTGGTTGTCATATCAATACCTCCGTCCGAAAGAGAATGGGTTTTGAATTGCTTCTGCTCTTGCCATTCTTTTATTTCCGTAAATCATGTCACATAGTTGTGCCGTAGAATCTATCCCGTCATCATGCTTCATTTTCCCTTCAAAAGTAGCAGACAAAATATTTTGAAAATACTTTCTGTACTCTTTTGTTTGATATTTCATGTCCACAAAATGAAGTTTTCGTATGTCTGGAGCATGATTTTTGATTCTATCCATTTTTGCAGTCTGATTGTCTGCCGGATCATGACTTGTGTTAATAGGATATCCGTCTTTTTCCCATATCTTTTCACAATCTGTACGGTATGCTGATGTTGTCTTTGTTTCCTCAAAATGGACTTCTGCTGTCTTATTATTAAATTTATCTAAATGTCTTTCCATTCGTGAAGTAACTTCCGGTATGGTAATTTCCTTATCACCGTCATTGTAGACAACATCAGTGATATAATGTTCTCCGTCAATCTCATAGCAGATAGGCATTGATACAAAATCACCGCCACCATAAGCAGGGTCATTAGCTGCAAATATCCTATCAGGTCTTATTCCTTCAAGTTCTGCCGGATTAAAGAAATTCATCATATCGACATTGAACATCTGACCTTTTCTTTCAATAGGCTCCTGTTGATACTGTGCAAACCATGATGCCATATCGTCATTGTTCTCAAAAGATGCCATACGTCTTTTGTAATCAAGAGTTGTATATCCCAAATGATACGGATAATCAAAATTGCTATCTCCGTTTTCATTTAGTGCAGGAATAATAACCTCTCTGTGCCGTATGCCTTTGTATTCAGGATCATTTTGTAATAGGTCTAACCGTCTACCTTGAACGTCCTTTTTCGCCCAACGTGTTCCTATCCCCAACAATTTAGCCTTTCCAGGCTTAATTCTCGGCATAAAGTTGTTGTCGAATTTTCCCCATACAGTATTTTGCCTATCTTCACTCAATGCTTCATCAATACCGCTGAATAAGTCATCATAAACTCCAAGCCCGTCACAGTCACAAGCACCATTCAATGTTCCGTAAATGCTTCGCATGGTAAATGTTGGGTATGTCTTTTTACGGATAAGGTCTACTGTCAAATCTTTTCCATCAGTGACTAACTTTTTCTCAACTATGTTTGGATATATTTCAGCATATGTGTATGTCGGGTCTGTAATCATTTCTATGATGCCGTCATAGTAACCACCAGTAATTTTGTCCGAATATGCCGAATACAGATTAGACCGTTCCGGTCTGTTAGAGCCGAACCACAGATTACCCATTTTTACTATTTGTGTCTTACCGATTCGTCCGGGACAAAACACCATTCCTTCATCAAGCACATCATCGTACAAATCTTGAATAAGCTGTGCTACCTGCCGTAATGGATTTATTCTCGGCTGATAAAATCTCTCTTCTACCGGTCTGTTCTTTTCCATGTATAGCATGAAGCTTTCAAATCGGTAATGTGCTTCAATCAGAAGCGTTTTGTAATAGTCATCAACAAGGCTGTATTTTTCTTCATGTTGTTGGCTGTATTTTTCAAGGTCAAGTATTCTACCTCCTGTCCTATCCATGCAGAAACGCTCTATAATGCCTTTAGAACGGTTTGTTATCTGTAAGCCATAAGTTATATCCTTTTCACCGTTTATAGCCACTCTACAGGCTTCTATGTACGCATCAATGACCTGTTCATCAATTCCCTTGCGTTGTATGTAATTGTCATAGCTGTTTACTGCCGATATAAGGCTCTGACTTGCCAATATAAAAGAGCCTCCTTCCCTAAAATTTTGGAAATTTGGCTCTCTGCGTAGGCACTCTACGACTGGTGCTCTTGAAAATATTCTATTTGCTATGCTAAGCAGTCCAAAACACAACATAACACATATGGTTTGTGTCAAATGTTATACTGATAATTTGTTCTGCGCTCTTTAATTCTTCCCAATCCTGGTCATTTTGCAGAATGGCTTGATTTATATCATTAAGTTTTTTTGCAATATTGCCATTTCACCAACTTTGCTTGATTCATAAATTATTTCACCCCGATTCTATTAATTTTCCCACATTTCGGGCATTTGATTTCAGCCTGTCCGTTAAATTTGCCTAAAAGGCGGTTGCACTTGCTGCAACGTGCATCTGTCAAATAATGCTGACGTTTCCACTCTTCAATCAATTGATATATAAAATCTCTTCCAACGTTTCTTGGTGGAATGTGACACAATGGTAAGTTTCTTTTCTCACATTCCTCGTATTCTCGAATTGACTGTTTTTGAAATTCAGATAACGGAAATGGTGCAATCTTCTCTGCAAACTCAACCAAAGACATTTCACTATCCTGCTTAATTTCTCGCTGAGATGCGTCATATTCCAACTGTTCAGTTAATTCATCTGTTATTGATTCCATTAATTCTGCCATGCTCATTCTTCAATACTCCTATCAAATCATGCATTTGAATCAGTAGTTTTTAAATATTCAACGAACTGTGCCCAAGCCTGTTCGCATGTTAAATCGCCAACAGGATTTTGAACATAGTATTCTTGGAAATATTCCCGGGCCTTTTCTTTTTCATCTTCGGAATATGAATCCCATTTAGAAACTCCTGATTTCTTTTTGAAAAATTCGCACTCATGTTCACTGTCAGCAAATCCAGCACCAGGAATCCATTTTTCCGGATGGTTGCACATTTCAGCCATCCATACAACTTCGTTTCTATCAAATCCAAGGTAAGCACAATCATGACACGTCATTCCTCCACCAGCTTTCTGCCGCACATGGGGCAAAACTCAATTTTAAAATATCCCATAGTTGCTGCATTTGCAAAAATAACAATACCAGGTTTATTGTCTCTGACATTTTTCAAAATCTGTGCTTCTGTCAAATTTGTTTCATTCGCACATTTATAAATTTTAATGTCTGCTCCGCAGATTGTATTTTCGTCATGCCAGTTTTCACAAAATTTACACATGCTTATTTTTCAACCTCTCCATTAACCGTTCACATTTATCAAGATTTTCGCAAGTAATGTTGTTTAAGTATTTTTCGCTTTTGTCAGACACTGTTGTTATATTCATTTGTATCAGTTTCGGTTCAAAATCTTTACAATACTGACAACAATCTTGAAGAATAAGGTGAAATCCATTCATGTAAAATTCCTCCGTAACCCATGCAGACGGAATCGAACCGCCGACACACATCCTATGCGGATGCCGCTCTACCACTGAAACTATACATGGGAATCGCACCGTAAAACCTTTTATGGTTTGCGCTTGCCATAACCAAATGTGCACCGCCTACTTGTCACTGACTATCCACACAATCTCACAGTCTTGTCTGTTCTCTACTTCATAGGCTTGGTTTTCGCTAAACATATGTGGCTTACGTTTTAGCTAGGGAATAGTTGCCGTGGGAGTTGAACCCACCCGACCCAAACAATGTACGACTACTTTTGAATCTGCAAATTCTACTCGCAGAAGTGTTTTTCGTTGACCGATAATGAGCAACTACTATCCATACATCTCCCATCGACCTGAACTATTGCAGTAGTACCAGACTAAGTGGAGATAAAGATAAAGTTGGGATGATGGGGCTCGAACCCACAGCCTATGCCTTAGAAGGACACTGCTCTTTCCATTTGCGCTACATCCCAATGTGCGTTTCCATAAGCTGTATGCCTACATTTAAGGCACTGACACAGCGCAACACTTATGGCTATTTTTATTTTCGCAGGGCATCCGCCAGTTACCTGCTAGTTGGGAGCGACCCAACCGCCTACGCCAATTTTATGTCCGCAATGGCTGTGCGGGATTTTAATGTCTTTACTGACAACCCACGGATTAAAACCTACAACGGTATTCCGCAAAAACCGGGCTATCATAAACCGGTTAAACCCTCACGAGCCTTGCGACGGCTCTTAACAGCATTCCGCTATGAGGGGAAAGGAGTGTCTCCAATGGAAAAGTATGGAAGACAATTCGCAGATGGCAAAGACCGAAAGAAGAAAACATCTGCGAAACAGGACTACCAGGATTCGGACCTGGGAATGCAGCAGTCAAAGTGCTGTGCCTTACCGCTTGGCGATAGCCCTAAACTCCGGGAGAGAGACCATCTGCTCCCGGATTATTTTTGTGAAACACCCTATCTTTATCTAAAAAAAATTGTCACGCCTGTGTACGGTACTTTGAAAAACTTTGTGTTGTCAAACGCATTATTCCATTTTTCGTTTCCCACACACAGGCTACATACACTCTTGATGCCTTGATTTCTCTGCCACATATCCAATGCCAACACAACACCGGATATTCGGCAATAACAATGGCTTTATGAATTTAACCCATTCAAAATTGTGATATGGGATAATTCGCATAATCTCCGGTAACCACATAGGCTATACCCACGCGAAAGTTATTCCAAATGCAAGGAACATTGCTAACTCAAATAAAATAACTCCGTCTGATGCTGTTTTCTGTTTTGGAGCATACCATAAAGCAGATATTGCTAAAACTGTCAATACCAACGTTGTCATTATTTTTAAAATCATGAATCCAAGCATTTTTTCTTCGTCCTTCCTTCAATTTCATCGATCATTGCCATTACCAGTGCTTTAGCAAACTGGCTATTGTTATGTATTTTAATCAGCAAATTGCCCTGCCGGATAAGATATTTCCAGTCGTCATCCGTTTTCGGATTAGCACACTCTTTATGGATTTTCCAAACCTCTGTGTAGATCTCTTTAATCTCCGGTGGCAATTCACATTTCTCCTTAACTGGCAAATCTTCTTTAGGCTCTTTATCAAGTCTGCTCTTTTGGTGCTTCATCTGACAGCTAACCATTTCTGTAACGTTCTCACGGTCTCTCTTGATTCCGTGACCTTGCAGAAACAACTCACATTGCAGGACTTCACCGCATTTTGAACATTCGTCTTTTATCTCTTTCCCAAATATCTGCATACACTTAATCTCTACCAGTGACTACCGCTCTTAAAAATACTCCGATGATGAACAGGATATACACCCATGCAGGAGCATGTAATTGAAACAGTATCCATGCTAAAACTATGTAAATGAAAATCATGTGGTACACCTCCTAAGGGTCTTTTTTATTTTTGAGGAAATTTGAGGGACTAAGTAGGGGCTGTTCGCTGGTCCTGCCAGACCCCCTCCCCCTGTGTGCTATGTTTCTTTTCAACTATGCGTTAAACTAATCTTTCACGCAGTCTTTATTGACACGTCCTTAACTATCCCATATTTCCGCACGTTTCCGTAGTTGTTGCTACTCATTCGCATCTGCTGTATTATCTCCATACGCTCCGGAATCGGTCAACATTGATGTATTTTGTCCAAAATTTGTGTCTAATCGTGGAAGTTGGTCGGCTGTCCTGGTTATCTTGTGTACAATCTCTTGCTGTGTGGTCTGTTTCCGCCCGTGGTCGTTGTTTAATCGTTCCGTTGCTCCCAGCGCATTCCGCAGATTAAAAGCAACAAGCTGATCACAATCTGCATCATCTAACCAATTTACAAAAGCTTTTCTGACCTCGTCCATGCTCGATGTACTTGATTTAGTTCTCCAAGCACTTAAAGCCTGTTTAGATATCCCTGTTAATATCTTAAATGTATCAGCTGTAGCAGTCATATCATAAGCATTAGCTAACTCCCTAAGATATAAATAAACCTCATACAACAGATCTATGTTGTACGCATTGTAGTTAGTTAGCATTTGGTTGATACTATTATCCACTACGTTTTGGGGTATATCTTTTAATACATTACTAGGTCTTATATAATTGTTATATATATATTGCATGGCACCATTAAAAACCGGTTGCCGTTGTGATCTCATGTCATCGATGCCATAAGCTGCACAATAATCGTCAAAGTATTTCCGGATATTTTTTTTAATCTCGTCAATGTTTGGAATCTCTCTGACGTCCTGCACCGCTCTACACCTCCTGAAATCTGCAATAAAAAAATCACAAGCATCACTCAATAAACCTATGTCTTTTGATCTCCTCCACAGATCAGGTAAAAACATAAATCTAAAAAAGTGACAAGCTAGTGACTTCTTGTCGTTTCCGGTCTGTCGGCTCCGGTGGTCTTGGTTACAATCTGGGCGGCTGCGTATCCAAAGGGGGTTGGATTTACACCGCTGTCACTCGCACCGTGTTAACGTCGGCTCCCTAACTGCTTTTATCATAACACAAGACCTATTTATAAATCCACAACAACCTTTTACGTATTTGATGATTTGTTGTTGTGGTATGTCTGCCGGTGATCCTGAGTATATAAAAATCATATGCTTAAAAAATATCATCCGGTTAAATTTGACAAATGGGATTTTTTGACAGACAGATAGGTGATTTTTGCAGATGGGTACATGGTGGCAGCTGGTTGGCTCTAGTATTTATATATACTTGGTTATACAATGTCTTTCTGCACTTATTTATTTTTATTTTATCTAACCTTTATTTTATCTAATCTCCTTTTATTTAATCTGCGTCTACAAAATGTCTACAATTTGTCTACAAAATTTAGCACGTTAAAATATCGCAGTGAAAATAGATCAAGAAAAGCAGGCTGTTACACCTGCTTATAGATTACGATATTTTGATTTTAGCTTCTTCGCTCCGCTGAATATTTAATAACAAGGGTTTTCTTTTGCCAGCTCCCAAACCTCATTAAATTTTTGCTCGTGCCGTTTTGCATACTCGTCAAAAAATTGCTGATCTGTGCACGGTGCAAGATCTCCGTGTATCTCCTCTCGCAAATCGTCATCCATAAAAGATACCGACAAATCATAATCAATGTTTACTCCATACTCGTTTACTACTGTTTTTCTCATTTTTGCCACCTTTTAACCTTTCGTTTTTAACAATATGTACTGTATCTTTTCCGCCTGTCCTGTAATCGGTTCCAGCGCTCGTCCTCTAATTGTTTCTTTTTCTGTACCAAATTTCTGTGGTATTCCGGATCCAGTGAACGAAGACTACACGCCCTAATAAATAGTTTTTGCAGCAACGTTTTGTCTGCAAATTTCTGCCGATCCGCTATCAGTTGTGCAGCATCTGTGTAGCTTTCCACCTCTGGGATAACTTTGGCTTTTAACTCTTCCCACGCTTGCCGCTCGAATTTGTCTTTTATCTGCGGTTCATACCACGGGAAAAACGCTCTACAAGTCGATACGATCCGGGCGGCTTTCTTTGCTGTGATCTGCTCCGGTGTTCCTTTCATTTTATTTGCTCCTTTCGTTTGTTTGTATCTTGATTATATATCATGCTATATAACATGTCAATAGATTATTGCAATTATTTATTGATATTTTTTAAAAATTCCTCAGCTTCTACAACTTGCGGTTGTTCCGATGCTTTTCGTTCTGCTCTCCTTTGCTCCTGGAGCTGGTGAAGTCTTTCGTTTGCTTGCATCAATGCAACTTTCTCCTCTACCTCTGTGCGCTCTGTATTTGCCTTTTCTGCGGTCTTTTCCGGCTCTTGCGGTAAATTCTCCGCTTGGCTCTCCAAAGTGTCTAAATAAGCCAATACAGCCGTATTTATTACACCATTTGCGGTAAGTCCTAAATCTGCAATGCGGTCTTTCGTTCCTTTTGGTAATCTGCAAGAGATTATATCCCAATTTTCTTTTGCTTTTTCGTTCTGCCGTCTTGCTCTCTCTCTTGCGTTTGCTGCTATTTGTTCAGGTGTTTTCATTTTTGCCCTCCTATTATATTATGTATTGCAATTTATAACCGCAATATCTGCTTGCAATTATTGTAACATTATAATTGCAATATTGCAACAATTAACCTTAATATTATTATTACAATATTTATTTTAATTTTTATGCAATTATGTATTGCAATTTATAATTTTGTGTGATATAGTTATATCAACAAATAAATAAAGCCGGTGACCACCTACCAAGCGAACACCGGCACCAATCAAAAAAGAAAGGTAGCTATATTATAGCACAGGTAAAAAGAAATGAGAAGAACAAACAGCAAGGAAGTTAAGGCAGCAGTTAAAAATTATTTAGTAGAGGTTGCACAGAGCGAAGAGCTTAACACAATTAAGGACATTAAGGAAAAGTTTATAAGTGAATACGGCTGGGCGATTGCAAGACTTGGAGAGCGTAACGCTTGCATAGAATGGTTAAGAGGTTTAGGCGTCGGCGTTGATTATAGTTATTATGACATCATCCAGCTTATGGCTGAATGGTTAGACGAAAGCACAGAAGAAGCCGAAAAGTGGCTTGACAAGCGCGGCGATAGACTTTACTGGGATTTATTAGCAAGGGAGATTTTAGCAAGCAAATAATCGGCAAGGTTGGTTTTCACCGGGGTTCGATTCCCCGGCTTGCTTTTACCCGGAAACGGGAAAAATTGAAAATATGGAGGAAATGAAACATGGGAAAAATAAATATTGATATGTGGTACGGAGACAAGCCGGAACAGGTGACAGGATTAGACATATATTTTAATGATTTAGGCGGATTTTATTCCGGCAATCTTCGCATTTTTGGGAAAATTGTTGGTGATTATTACGCCGACAGCGTGCAAGACATAGAAAAAGCATTTCCACACCTTGCAAAAGATATTGAAAACTGTTTGAATTAACCGCCGCAGAGGATGCCCGCCGGATCACTACCGGCGGCGGTTTTATGGGTGAAATTTACCCAAAAATTAAAAATAGGAGGTTGCCAGGATGAAAGAAAAGAACCTTGAAAGACTTTACAAGCTGTTAGAGTGTGCGGAACGAGAACACGACACAGAGACAGCCGCCGCCCTGCGGTGGGCAATTTTTGAACTTGAAAACAGATAAAAGACGGCTTACAACCGTCTTTTTGTCGTGCTATGGGTATATGCTGATCTGTTTTCGCTGCTCTTCTATGCTTTGGAAAGATTCCCAAACATATTGACTTGACGGCTTGCGCTGTCTTGGTGTACAATCAAATATTACAAGGGGATTATACAAAATGCGAAAAGTGGGAATCGGTCATGTATATGACATTATGGAAAGCGTAGCGGATGCCGGGGAACGGCTGGAAACCGTCATAAAGGTTGAGAGTGCCGCCGGTGGTATGTCTCCGGAATCTGCAGAGCTGTTGCGGTCTGCGTATGATTCCATGCTTTCTGCAGTCGGAGACCTTGCGAAAGCTGCGACACGGTGACCGTGTGACAGGTCCAGGACTCGCACCGCAGAAGTGAACAGGTGTTCCGCACCTTGAATCGGTCTGAAAAAATCTGCGAAAAAACTCTGAAAACGGATTTTTCAGCTTGAAAAGTGCTACCCCGGGGGGATTGAAAATTTTTAGCACGAAAATTGTAGAAAAATTTTTCTTTCAAAAACCTCTGAAAACGAGATTTTCGGTTGAAAATGCAGACCCACGGGGGTATCAAAAGAAACACATTAAAATTTTTTCAATACTTCACATCTATTTATCGACAGAATACCACAAATGTGTTAAAATTTTATAAAATTCAAAATGAAAGGGGTAATTACTCTATGAAACAAAGTCCTTTAGGAATCACTTCAATGGTGCTTGGTATTATAAGCATCCTCACAGCTTGTATAGCTTTTGGCATTGTGCCAGGTATTATAGGCTTGATACTCGCTATTATTGCTCTGTGTCAAAAAGACAGAAAGCACGGAACAGCTATCGCAGGTCTTGTGTGTTCTGTTATCGGAATTGTAATTTTTGCCATTATGGCATTGTTTGTAAATAGTGTATCCGATAGTAACAAGGAATCTACCGGCACACAGGCATCTGTTTCTGCAATACAAGAAAGTTCTACCGCAGTATCAGAAAGTACACCGGAATCAAAGGTTGAAGAGGTAGAAGCACCCAGTGGTACTGTTATTTCTCCCGGTTACACATTCGATGCGGACGGCTTGCAAGTCACTATTAATGATTTTGACCTTGACTACACTGATTATGAGGATGAATACGGTTGGAACGCTCCTGCTGATGGAACAAAATACATTATGATTGATGTTTCCTATCAGAACAACAGTAAAGATGATAAGTATGTAAGCATCTACGATTTCCAGTGCTACGCAGACGATACAGATTGTGAGCAGAATTACAGTGTTGTTGATAGTTCTTCGTTGAATGCGAATCTTTCAAGCGGAAGAAAAACATCTTACAAGATTGCATTTGTAGTTCCGCAAGATGCGCAGAGCATTGAACTGGAATATGAAACAAGCATTTGGACTGGAAACAAAGAAGTACTCAAATTACAATAGAATATAGAATTTTAAGGGCATCCGAAAGGGTGCTCTTATTTTTATGTTGCGAACCTACGTTCTGCATGATATAATATGTGTCAGTTAGGAAGTCTTGCACTACGTCCGGAGAGTGAAAGCTGATTATACAGCCTAGATTGTAACCAAGACCCGGAATAAAGACAGACCAAAAAAAGATTGGAAGTTCGCTACTCCAACAGTAACAGGGGTAGTGGGCTTATTTTTATGCTCTTCTGCCCCATGACAATGTATTTGTTGGAGGTAGAAAATGTTAGTTGAAATCAAAACAGTAAACAAAGAAGAAGTAACCGTTGTAACAAGCCTTGATGTTGCGGAAACGTTTGGAAAAGAGCATAAACGTGTCATGCAGGACATAAGAGAACTTGATTGTAGTGAAGAATTTAGAGAGCACAATTTCGTGCCTATCTCTTATACAGATAGTATTAACAGGAAAAAACCTATGTTTGTTATGACAAGAGACGGCTTTACTCTTCTTGCTATGGGATACACTGGTGAAAAAGCAATGCAGTTCAAGGAAGCCTATATTAAGCAATTCAACGCAATGGAAAAAGCTCTTATTGGCAAAATACGGGAACGTGAAAAAGGAATTGGTGTCCGCAGGGTACTTACGGATAGTTTGCAGAGGACTTCCGAAAATGAACGGATGCACGGTCATGCATACTCTACCTACACCGATTTGATTTATAAATCAGTATTCGGAAAAACCGCAAAGCAATTACGGCTTGACCTTAATATTGGCAACAAAGAAAACATCCGGGATTATCTGACCGAGGAAGAACTACTGTTAGTTCAGAATGCAGAAATGCTTGTAAGTTCACTGGTTGGATACGGTTGGGGATACGGAGAAATTAAGGAATTTTTGGAAAATAAGTCGGTGAATAAACTGGTCGGATGATAGACGCCCTAGATTCAATCTAGTGCATTTTTATTTTTTGAAAAAATGCTTGACTTGTATCTCGAAACATTATATAATGTATCTCGAAACAAGGAGGTGATACCCATAGCACCTAAAAGCAGAGCCGATTACTTCAAAGAGCGAAGAAAGAAAACAAAAAATTTTAGTGTTGAAATCGAAAAGGAAAAGTTTGAGAAGTTAGAGGAAAAACTTTCCCAAAAAGGATTGACTAAAACGAAATGGTTTAACGAAAAAGTTGATGAAGAAATCGGAAACTAAAAAAGAAGGAGCAGCCATACCCGCAAAGTAACCGGCTGCTCCTTTACCCCAAAAGGATTATGTAAATTATAGCACTGCATCTTCCTTTTGGCAAATTATTTTTGATTAAATGGAGGAGCTGAAAATGAGAGAAGAACTTATCAAAAAAATTATCTGTAACCTTGAAAATACCAGCATTCATTTCCTCAAATGCATATTGGCATATACAAATATACTTTGTGATAGATAAAAAGAAAGGAAAAATAATATGGAAAATATTGTAAACGTTGAAGGAACAGAGTTAGATGTCAGAGAATACAATGGTCAGATGGTTGTTACTTTTGACGATATCGACCTTGTTCATAAAAGACCAAGTGGAACGGCTAGAAAAGCGTTTAATAGAAACAAAAAGCGCTTTATAAATGGCGTTGATTATATTGTTTTGGAAAAAGAAAATTCTAATGTCCACCGGGTGGACATTAGAAATATTGATATTCCAAACAGAGGTATTACTGTATTCACCGAAAGCGGATACCTTATGCTTGTAAAACCATTTAAGGATGATTTATCATGGAAAGTTCAGAGGAGCCTTGTCAATGCTTATTTTGCATTAAGAAATCAACATCCAGCACCTACTTCCACCACAGCAATCGAGGAAAAGCCGACATTAGAGTTTGAAACAGACTGGTTCTGCATCAACCGTGGCAAAATCAACTACATCTGCCGTTGCTACGACATTACATCAAAGGAATATATGCACCACTTACTTGAAGTTTTGGGAAGAACGTATAATTTTGATGAAGCAAAGAGAATTTACAGCGCAACGACCGGAAACTGTAAATGCAGAAATTCCGAAGTAATCACCTACTTCCCACAGCTTTCAGAACTTGCATCTAAAATTCTTCAGCAAGATGTTGATAACTGTGCAACAGAAGAGACCCCATAAAAAGGGGTCTTTTCTATGCCATTCTTTTATTCGACGAAATTCGTCGAAAGAAATATTTAAGGGATTATTTTTCCCCTAAAACACATTTTACTGGTATTCTGATTTTGTTAAGCGACACGTTGTCGCTCAATTATTCTATTGTATGTTAAACATACGAAGCAAATCTCAATGTGAATGTCGGTCACATTGCCATTCCAACAATACCTCTTATCAGTTCATCAGCCAGTGCAAACACTTCTCTTCCGTAGGTAGCCAAAAAGTCGGCAACAATCTCTTCCGTCTGAATATCCATAGTCAGATTGTAGGACAGGCAGAACGCATGGCACAATTCATGGCAAAGCACACGTTCATAGAAATTACCATGAATCATATTTGATATGTAAATGTCTCTTGTGTTCCTGTCTGTCATGCCAAACGTATATGTACCGTCAGAACGCATCAGCATAGGGCTGTGACTGCTTACACGGATTAAATTCCAGTCCATTCCATTTATCGTGAACAACTTACCACCTCCAACATAAAAGGGGCTAAATAAGCCCCTTAAGTGTTTTAACCGATTTTTGTTACCAGTGCAGACAGCTTGTTCCGCAGTACCGTCTTTTCTTCCGGTGTTGCATCGTTGATGATTTCCGTCATGTCGTTTGCAAGTTCTGTCATGTATGTGTTCAGATCACGGACTTTTGCTTCTTTGTCCTGCTGTGTATTAGCCTTATGCAGTTCCTTATTTTCCATGTAGGTTCTGCGGCTCATGCCACTCCTGCCCTCTCTTGCATCACGCATACCGGATGAAGAAGTTTCCGTGTAGTACATACGCCCCATGTCTCTGTCCATGTCACGGTGATACATTTCCGGTGTCATGTGGTAATAAGGAGGCTCTTCATAACCTCTGCGGTAGGTTCCACGACCTTTAGGTGCAAATCTGCCGTCAGCATAGCGGTAATGGTCATAGTACCGTCTGCCACCATCACCGTAACGTTCAAACATTTCCATGCTTTCGTCCGAATCATATTCCTGCATTGTTTTTGTCAGTTCCCGGTAGTACATTGCTTCGGATAAGTCTTTCATCATGTCGATGACCTTTCCCATTTCGCAAGTGTCTACATGGTCGATGCCCTTGTCAAACTGCGTTTTAGCGCATTCAGAAAGTTTTTCAATCATTTCATGCATTCTTTTAACATCCATGATTTCCACCTCCTACGCTTCACGAACGGCAATTAAATTACTGTTCTGAACTTCGATAGCCTGTGTAGAAGTGTTTTGAACCGCTACCGTGCTGCAGCATCCACGAGGAACATCAATGTAAGCCTGCGCAGAAACATTGAAGAAATTCTCTACTGCTGCCGGAGTTACAATCATTCTTGTGGACTGTAAAGGTTCCCCGTCTACCGCCAGTGCAAGAGAAATTTCCCCAACAGTTCCACCAGTGGGAATCTGAATGTTACCGGAATAACTTACAAGGAATCTTGCACGGCACTGATTAGTGATACCTCTTAACTTCACAATTCCGGATCCCTCTCTGTGATTGATACAGTTACTTCCATTTACGGCAGTTTCAGTAAAAGCAACGTCCGCTCCTGCTGCCACAGTCTGTAATGCTACTGCTGTATATTCAGCCATAATAAATACCTCTCTTTCAAAATCAAAGGGGCAAACCATATAGTCTGCCCCATGTTGTCAGTAATTCTGCATAGCAGACATAACCTTAAGGTTAAGTTACTCGATATGCAGTTTTAGCATCCGCAACCAGTATTACATCCGCATCCGTAATATACATTAGGGTTGGGAACCTGGTATGCCGGGATGGGCGCAGGATTCACAGCGTTAATGATCTGCTGTGTCTGTGCACTAATGGCAGTAGTCAGAAGAGCATTCTGACGATCCTGAGAAGCGGCTCTGCGCAGATCGTTGTTCTCTGCCTGCAGAGTAGCGATCTTATCCTGACATAAGTAGTCAAGGATTGCTCTTGTACCGGCATTCTGACTGTCGATAATATCACGAGTGTTGTTATTCATGGTGTTCTGCAATGCGCAAGTATTCGTTGCCATATTGTAGTTTACACCCTGGATAGCTTCACTGGTATCGCAGCAGCACTGTGCTAACTGTGCTTGTAAAGCGTTAGCATTCTGCATTCCTGCTACGGTGTCTGCATTGATAGCCTGTTGGATGCCATAGCCAGTCTGTAAAATGTTGGTATTTACGCCATTAAATCCGGTAAGCATACCGTTGTTTACAGCGTAGAATCCGTCACACAGACCGTTGTTGATTCCGTCCAGTTTACCGATGATAGACTGGGTGTCGAACCCTCTTTGCAATGCAGAATCGGTGTAGTAACTGGAATTAGAGCCATTACCGCCCCATCCATTACCGCCCCAACCTCCAAAAGCGAAGAAAAGGACGAAAATAATAATCCACCATGCACCATCGTCACCCCATGCACCGTTGTTTCCATATCCGCTGTTGGCAGGCATAACAGGCATGGTAAAGGGAGTATTGTTACTCTCAAACATAATTTTTACCTCCATATAAGATTTTTTATACTTAATCTTGCAAGAATTTAGTATCTACTTCATAGGAAATTGACGCTTGAATTTTTCAAATTCAGAATCAAAATCTACGCCACGTTCCTTAGCAATATTTCTGCCAAAATTTTCAACACCTGATATGTCACCTTTTTGCGCCATTCCCATTACATTTCTAATCATGGGGTTTTGCATCATCTGACTATTTCCCATAATCCCTTGAATTATTTGTTGTGGATTTCCCATCCCTTTGAGCATCTGCATAGGATTCATCATTTTCATTCTGCATCATCCTTTCTTTGCGATTGTGGAGTTTTTCTTTGCGATTGCGAAGATTTCAACTGCTCAATCTTTTGCTCCAGTTCATCGAAACGCTTCATAAATACCGCTGTGGCTTCGTCTGATAGGTCAAATTTCGCCTTTTCTGTGTCAGACGGTAAATTGTTAGGGTCTGCATCTAAAACAGGTTTGTAGAGCCTTGTATAGATTTTCCCATCTGCTCCCCAGGATTTAGCATAGATCTCCGACAAGTCCTGTTTTGGGAAAAATGCTGTGTTTCCATCCATAGGAACCTCATTCGGTGCTATGCATTCTTGTGCCGGTACAATACGACCGTACATCTGTACCGTATTTTGTTGCGGCTGTTGCATAAACTGCTGTGGTTGGAATTGTTCCTGTTGTGGCATAAACTGTCCGTACATAGGTGTTCTATACTGCGGATTGAAATAGTTCGGATTCATAATCGGCTGCGGCATGGCTGTTCTCCCTTTCTTCCATTGATTCTATCTGTTTCGCAATTTCAACTTCATCAAGTGTCTGATATGTCGGCTTGTTCATAAGTCCCAACGGACTGAAATTCATAAGCATTACCCGTTTCTCCTAAAACTTCCTCGATCACATGAACCATGATTGATTGATACTTAATCGGCACTTCTCTTGTACGTTCTTTGCTGAATATATGTTCCAGTGTTTCATCAGAAAATTTGAATTTTCCCATAAGGTCATCCCTCCTTATGCTTAAATTTTGGCATAAAAAAAGTCGCATATAGTGACACATATACGACACTTTTGCGACAAACGAAAAAATATGAAGTTTTAAAAGTATGATAAATACGGCATTAGCACATCCTATTGCCACTCCAATGATTATCGGTGAGATACGCAGATTTTTACGGGATAACAATAGCATCCGTGTTTCACGGTCTCTGAAGGACACCGCCTACAAGGCAATCTACGCCCGCGATACCCTGACCAGGAAAAATCTGAAGGAGCCCACCATGGAAGAGATTGCCGCAGAGGTAGGTATCTCCAAGGAGGACATCGTCTATGCCCTGGATGCCATGCAGAATCCCATGAGCCTCTACGAACCGGTCTACACCGACGGTGGTGACACCCTCTACGTCATGGACCAGATCAGTGATAAAAAAAATAAGGAAGAGACGTGGGTGGAACATCTCTCCCTCAGTGAAGCCATGAAACGTCTGAACGACAGAGAGCGTCATATCATCTCTCTGCGCTTTTTCGAAGGAAAGACCCAGACCGAGGTCGCCGACATGATCGGCATCTCCCAGGCCCAGGTCTCCCGTCTGGAAAAAAATGCATTGAAAGCCATGCGGAGTTATCTCACCACGTAGACCTTGATCCTCGTATTCTCTGTAACGTATGATACACCAGCCAAAACGTCCAGTATCCGATGATTCCTCCCAGCACGTTGGTCAGGATATCATCGATCTGAAAATAACCTCTGCCGGTAATGAGCTGGAAAGTCTCCACTCCCAGGCTGGTCACAAAAGCCGCAAAGATGTTCCTGAAAAATCCCCTAAGCCAGGGAAATGCCCAGGGGCACGCAAAGCCATACGGGATGAAAAGCAGTACATTTTCCACCACGAAGGCGTTATTTCTCGTATTGATCCCCCAGGTGGAGAAAAGCTCCAGATCCATAGCGCGGTTCCTGCTGCCATCCTCTCTGGAGAAAAAAGTGATCACCAGTATGATCATAAGATACAAAGAAAACACCATGAGACCAGCCATCGGAAAGGCTTCTTTTCCCTTCCGCTCCCTCCTGGCATTCATTGCATTCAGGATCAGTCCCATGACAGCACCGGCCATCACACCATAGGGCAGATATTGCATGGCGCCGTTCAGATCCCTTATTATATATTTCCAAATCATTCTTTCTTCATCCTATATCTGTCTCTTAAAATTCCCGTTTTACATCTGGTAAGTGTCCCAGCGGGAAGGCGCCTCGTCCCATAGCTTTTTGTTCTCAAATAATCTGTCGTTCATCCAGCCGACCGCATCCACCACTCCGTCCTCGTCAAAGGAGAACATGGCCCTCTGCTTCTTCTCCTCCGGTGTCTTAAAATAATTAAAGGGCTCCGGCCAGACCGTCACGAGAAGCTTTTTGCCGCCCTCCGGGTCCTCGGGATCTGTGGTCTGTTCCAGGCGATAGCGCATCCCCTGATGGCAGCCGGTAAATTCCGTCTTTTTCAAATATTCCATGGATAATATATCATCACGTTGTATCATGCTTTTGTCCTTCCAACGTCCTGTTCTTTTCCTGTAAAGCAA